GCATCGTGAGCCGCACCCACAGGTCGGGATGCACGAGCTCGCGGCCCCATTCCGTGCCCAGCGTGCGGAGCAGCTGCCGCGGCACGAGCTCCAGGCCCCCGGCCGGGATGCCGGTCTCTTTCTGGGTCCGGTCGCGGAGCAGGTCTTCGTCGATGTCGAACATCGCCGCGATCCCGCGGTAGATCGGGTCGGCCCATTGGATGTGCCGCGCCCCCGGCACGAGCGTTGCCGCGAGCGTCTTGCCAGAGCCGATCGAGCCGGCTAGTCCTACGATCCGCATGCCGCATGCTCCGGGAGGCTCTCGATCCACCTCAGTAGGTCGTAGAAGTCGTGAAACACGGGCTTTCCGAGCTTTTCGAACAGCAACACCTCCGCGTCGGCACCGCTGGATTCCCGCTGCACGTACCCCGTGTGCTCGTCGGTGGCCGTCATTCGCAGGCACGCGTCGCACCGCGTGATGATTTCGTTGTCGTAGTCGACCCAATCGCGGTAGGGCCGCGGGTTGTGCAGATGCTGGAAGTGGCTCCACAGCGGGGCGATCGGCACGACCCCGACGTCGAGCAGCGCGTCCCACATCCGCATCTGAAACCGCGTGTTGATCGCGGCGTCGCCTTTGGTGTAGGGGCTTGCGATGTAGACCCACGGGCGGCTCATGATTGCCTCACCTTCCCGCCGGCGATGCGGAAGTTTTCCACGTCGAACTGGCCGTCGGCGTCGACCCGCACGATCGCGGCGCCGTGGTTCCACTTGTTTAGCCTCGCGTAGTCCGGGTGCAGGTCGCACAAGCACCCCGTCGACCAGCAAAACACCTCCCGGCCCCACATGTCGGGTTCGCAGTGGCCGCTGGTGCGGTGGCCGTGGCCTTCGAGCACGGTATGGTGGAGCCGCAGGAATGCTCCCCGGGCCTGGTTGACCGGCGCGGAGATCCCGCTCCCCTTTTCGTGGCCGTGGAGCAAGGGCAGCTTGCCGGCCAGGATCGGCCGCTTGTCGCCGACCAGGGCGATGCCGTGGCGGTCGAGCTGGAGCCAGTTGTCGAGGCCCATGATCGGGTCGTCGGAGATCTCCGGGGCGTGCTGGTGGAGCCAAAGATCCCACCTCTCCTCATGGTTTCCCTTTTTCAGCACGATCGGGATCTCGGGAAACTCCTGCCGCAGCCACGCGAGCATCTGCCGCTGGGCGTCGACCTCCGCCCTGAAGTTCCGTTTCGCCGGGTTCTTATCCCACCGCGAGATCGAATAGAAGTCGCCGATGTCGCCGTTGAGCACCAGGGCGTCGATCCGCGACTCCTTGCAGTGCTCGACCGCCAGCCGTAGGGCGGCCTCGTCGTGGTAGGGCACATGGATGTCGGAGAGCACGCCGATCGCCCCCGTCACCTCGAGCACGTAGGGCTCCCACGGCTCGGCGCGGCTCGCGGGCATCGCCTCGACGGGGCCGTTGCGTTGCGGTCGCATCGTGCCGCTGCCCGACGACATGATCGCCTTGCGGTTCTTCTTGCCCTGGAGGCCGAGGTGATAGCGGATCCGCATGTAGGCCTGCTCCAGCGTGATCGCGCCGTTGGCCTCCGCCTGCAATCGCCGGCCGAGCGTGCGCGCCGGGGCGTCGGGGTGGAGCTCGACCAGCCGGCGGGCGATCTTCGTGATCTCGTCGCCGGCTGCTTTGCCTTTCACTGCCATGCTGCCTCCCTGCGTCAGTTTGGGCCCTACGGTTCGTTTCGCCTGGCACGTCGGATGGCGAGTTTCACGATATTCGCCGCGAGCAACTTCGAAAACGGGAGAATCGCGCGGCTTGCCTTCATTCGCTTTGTGTGGTTTCTGTGGGCACGGGCGCCGAGAATCCAGGGGGCAGACCGAGCCACTTGGACCCGAACTCGTTCCAGGCGGCTTGCCGCTTGGAGCACCCGCAGCCGCCCCCGAGCAACCGTGAGACCCGCTTCTTCGTGATGCCGACCGCCGCGAGGCCGGCGGCCGCGAGGTCGCCGAGGCCTGGGGGTGACGCCGCATTTCCGCGGCTGGCCTCAATCAACTCAAACAGCCGCCCCGATACTGCGGCCGTTTCCGGCGGCAGCTCAAACACCTTGACCGGGCTGCGGGCGATCACGTTCGAGGTCATTCGGGCTCGTTGATTGTTACCACGGGATCCACACGACAAAAAAGATGCTCTCCGCTGCCGGTGCAGCTATTGCCAGAGGCGCCGACGCGAATGAGTTTTGTGCGTCGGCACTGATCTTGCGTGAATACAAAAAACTCTTGATCGTTCTGGGCGAGGTCGTACCCGAACGTGCTGCCGTCTTCGTAGACGACGTGCAAAGCGCCTTGCAGTCGTGTCGCGATCGGGACAAATATCCTCAGGCAGTCGGCCGACGCGTCATCCGGCGGCGATGCAGGGCCGCCAAGAATGTAAAGGAAGGCCTGCTCGTCCTTGTATTGCACAGGTCGCGTCTGCCCGGCGAAGAAGATCGTGCCGCACGCAGTTTCATTTCCGGTGGAGATTGGCGCCGGTCCGATTGCAAAGTTGTACTGTGCAGGCCTGTCGTCTGGGCTGAACGTGTACGAAATACCGCACCACTCGACGGTTATCGTGCCTTTGAATCGGTCGACTTCGTAGGGGTTATCGCATTCCCCGTTTGGTATGTATCGCCGCTTTATGCAATCCCCTTCATAGATGCAGCACTCGCAGCAGCACCGTAGGCTTTTGCCGAACGCCCCAAGATGCAGCAGTTTTTTCTTGCGGCGTACTATGTCGGTCATTCGGCGTCCGGATCGCAGTCGATTACGTTCATCCATTTCAGATCAACGCACGACGACCCGCTTCCCTCTTCGTGGCCGAGCACTTGCGTCTGACCTTCGTCGTATCCCTCCACATCGGTGAGGCTGGCCCGCGTGATCGGCACTTCGCATTCAGTCCGCTCCCGCTCGACGAGATACCAGTAGCCGTTAGTTGCCTGGCAGACGACGACCCATCGATCGGCTGGAACGTCTTCGAACTTGTTGACGCAGTTTTCCAGCGTCGCGTCGGAAGACTCCTCGTCGGGTGGCGTGCCGGCTTCCCATAGATCGATCGTGGTGACAGGGTCTTTGGCCCATGTCTCGGACGTTTTGCCTACCTTTGTGGCGCCGCCGGAATCGTTCCCAAATCGGACGACGCACCACTTAGTGCCGGTGCCACTCGGCTTGTAAAGAATCCTGGCCGAGCCAGAACCGCCCGACGTGAGTTTGGTGCGATCGTTGTTTTTCACGTCGCAAAACTTGTGCGCTGCATTGGTAACGTCGGCCTGCACTGCGCACACGCCCGCGATCCACGCCCGGCCGACCTTCCCGTTGGCGATTGGCTCCAGGCAGATCAGGAACTTTCCTTTGTGGTCGGCGGTTGTCGGCGTTACCCCGGTGAACGCGACCTGATTCTGGAACGATGCGAGCGCGGCCGACGGCGTGAAGATCACCCCGCTGATCCCGAGCACGCCGAACCGCGAGACGGTCGACCCGCTGGAGTTCTTGACGAGCACGATGTCGGCCTGGCGGAACTGCTGCGGGCCGTTTGCCGGCAGCGGCGTGCCACCGTTGCGGTGGGCCTCCGCGGCATCCAGGCACGCGTTCCAGGCCGCGGCCGGGATTTGCAGCTTGTCGCCGCTCGATGCGCGTTTGAATGGATCGCCGGCCATGGTTAGAGCCCCAGGAGCGTGAAGTCGGCCGACTCATAGACCCGCTCGACATAGGCCGCGATGGGCCGCTTGACGAGCGCGTTTGCCGAGGTGTCCTCCGCGTCGGCGAACCGCACCCACAGGTATTCCCAGCCCTTTTTCGCCGACACGGTGATGCCGCCGCCGATTGAGAGGCTGGAGACGTTCGGGCTGGCCGCGAACTTGAACGCGATCTCCCAATCGTCGATGCCCGTCTTCGTGCCGCTCGCGCCCAGGAACAGCACCTCGCCAGCCGCGAACCCGCGGAACCCGGCGTTGTTGACTTTGCCGGTGCAGTTGAACAGGTTCATCTTGTAGGTGCCCGTGACCACGGAGCCCTGCACCCGGTAAGTCTCGGTGAAGTTGAACACGGGCACGGTGACATCGGTTCCGTCGACCGAATCGCCATTCACCCCGATCGCACCGTAGAAGTCGGGCGCCGTGGCTCCCGACGGTGCATGCCGGCCGATGGTTTGCAGGGATTGCGTGATGTGAGCGGTGCCGCCGCCCGTCTCGAACGTGTATTGGCTATCTCGGCGAGCCTCATAGGGAACGGTGCAGGCCCAGACCCCACCCCCAAGCGGCTCGGCCGACACCTCCATCCGGCGGAGGTCGTTGACCGTGGCCGGGGCTTCGGCGAGCAGCGCGGCGAGCACTTCGGCATAGTCGGTCGTGCCCGTGACGATGTATTTCAACTCGCCGGTCGAGATCAGACCGTCGGAAAACCGCCGCGAATCGAAGGCCTCGAAGATGTCGATTGGCATGTGTGAAGTTCCGCTTTCGCGTCACGCGAATACGGCGGCCTCCTTGGTGTTGTCCTCGATCTTCTTCAAGAGCTCCGCAGCCTTTTCCGTGGCCTTGGCCGTGCGGTCGGCGAGCGTGCTCGACCCAAGGCTTCGGGCCGCGAGGGCGTTGAAGGTGCCCTTGCTCTCGATCTTCTTTTGCTCCTGCATCATTGGCATCAGGATGCTTGGGGGCGGTTCTTTGGGTGGCGGTTCGCCGCTCTTTGCGTCGTCGACGGCTTTCTTGAAACCCTGTCGGGCCTTGTCGACCTTGCCCTCGGCATCCCTGCGCTGCTGGTTGAACTGCTGCTGGCGCTGGTTGTCGCCGGCCGCCTTGTCTTGTCCCAGGTTGGCCTGCGCGGCCTGCCGGCTTTGCTCGATCTCTGCCCTGCGGTTCTGTCGACGGGCTTCACGCTCCCTGCCGCGTTGCTCTAGGCCCTGGTCGAGTCCTTTGTTGATGCGGTTGCGGTCTTCGGTGACGTTGCTTTGGGCCTGGGCGACATCGAGCGTTGGGTCGAGCTGCCCCTGCACGTAGAGCAGCCCCTTCGCGATCTGATCGGTGATGGACCCCCAGCCCTTCCGGAATCTCACAAAGAAGCCGTCCAGCACGCTCTCCATGAAGGCGATGGTTTCCACCCAGCCGCTTTCCACCAGCGCCCACGCGTCGATGAAGTAGCCGGCGGCGGTAAATGACGCGTTGCTCCAGACCTGGAGAAAAAAGTCTTTGGCGTTGATCCAGATTTGATTGAGCGCGTTGACGCCCTTTTCCCACTGGAGTTTCAGCCCGAGCCACAGGATCTCCGCGGCTGATTCGATGTCGCCATTTGCAAGGGCAGCGTAGATTCCATCCATCGCCTCCGACGCGTCTGCAAGCAGTCCGCCAAACGCTCCAGAAAGCCAGTCAAGCGCCTGCTGCCCAACGCCCGAGGTGTAGAGCAGGTAGCCCCCGAGCGCGACGACCCCCGCGATGACAAGCCCGATGGGCGACAGGATCGCCGTGAACACCGATCCGATCACGGCCATGACGGTGGCGGCGAAAGAAGCCGCCCCGGCCAGCACTCCGAACACGCTGCCGACGGTGGCGATCGTCCGGCCGATGATGGCGATCGCCGTGCCGGTCGCGACCACGATCGAAGCGAGCCGCGCGATCGACTGCACGAGCCCGCGGTTCGCCCGCACCCACGCCGTGGCCCGCTCGACGACCCTGGCCAGGGCGCTCGGCCACCGCGAGAGCAGCGGCAGCACCGCCGACCCGACGGCGTCGCGGAACGCCTGCATGGCGTTTGACAGCCGCAGCAGAGCCCCTACGTAGGCCTGCACATTGCTGGCGTCGCGACGGGTGGCGAACCGTCCCGACTCGACTGCCGAGCGCGCGAACGAATGGGCCATCGCCGCCAGCGGGGCGCTGACCGCGGCGCCCATGGCCGCGATCTTGGCACCCTGCCAGGCGACGCTATGGCCAAAGTCCTTGAGCGCCACGCTGGCGTTGTGCAGCGGGCGGGAAATGCCGTCGCGGAGCGTGAGCTCGATGTAGGCCGCGCCCGCCCGAATCGCCGAAGATGACACGTCATTCCCTTTCGTCGAGGAAGATCGCTTTGAGGATCGTGATCGGGGCCTTGATCCGCGGTGCTGGTGTGGGGTCGGTGAAGGGGTTGAAGTCGTCGTCGGAATAGGGCGACGGCTTGGTTTTGTGGTCGCGGTGGATGTTGGCCATCGTGCTGCACACCCGAGCCGTCCTCCGCCACTCGTCTCGTCTCCGTCCGTCTGCCATCCATGCCAACTCCCGCATCGACAGCGGGCCGGGGTCTACCCCGACAACGCCGGCGAGCTGGTAGACGAGCTTCCACGCGTCGGCGGCGGTGAATCGAGGTCGATCGGGGCGTTGAGGATCTCCTCGAACCTCCGCTCGATCGCTGGATCGTTCAGCCGCACCACCGCCAGCTCGCTCGCTCGCTCCCGCAGCTGCTTCGCTTTCTCCCACGCCGTCCGCGCCGCTGGGCGGCGGGACGGGTGGGAAATAGAAAAAAGCGACTCCGCGAGCGCCTCCTCGGCCGCCAAGAGCACATCCCCCGACATCGCTTGGCCGAACTGCTCGTCGGTCAGGTTCCGCGCGTCTGCCTCCGGCTTGCAGATCGCGTAGAGCACGTCGACGAACAGCACCACGTCGCCCATGAGCTTCCCCATGAGCGAGCCCTCGACGAACTCCATGAGGTCGACGGAGAGCAGCGTGCGGACTCGTTTGACCGTGTGGGTGCTGATCGCGAGCGACCAGACCCGGCCGGCGGTGTCGGTGAAGGTTTGCATGCTCAGCTCCCCGTTGAGGTGAACCAGGTCGGGGCGATGGCCACGCCCGAGTTGTCGAACGCCGGCGTGGGCTTGGCCGACACGTCGAACGTTAGGGCCCCTTCCAGCGGCTGGCCCGCCTGGAAGTTGAACACCTCGCAGATCGCCCGGAGGCCCTGCGAGCCGGCCGTGGTGATGGGGCCGTCGAGCGCGAGCAGCTCGATCTGCGTGCCGTTGAGGTAGCTGCCGAGGAGTGCCGTGTAGTCGGCATCCACGGCCACCGCCCGCAGCTGGAAGTCGATCGACGCGTCTTTGAGCGCGCCCTTGCGGGTCTTCCAGGGGTTGGCCCGGCTGGACGTTTCCGCTTCCGTCTTTGAAAGTGCGACGGTCACGTCGACGACGTTGGGGATTTCGTTCCAGACCGGCGACGCGTTGGTGCCGGTGTTCCGGTAGAGCTTGCAATCCAATCCGATTTTCGACATCGAAAGTCCCTCCTTGGGGGTTTGGTTAGCGGACGCTGTTGGCCCAGTGGGCCTGGAGTCGGTCGAGGTTGTTCATGAGGGCGGGCCCCATGAATGGGCGTGCGGGGTAGTTGGCGATTCCGCCGTGGGCGGCGACGGCCGCGCGGGCGCGTCGCTTTTCGGCCTGGAGCCGCGCCTTGCGCGTGTTGCCGAAAGCGTTCTCGGGCGCGGTGTAGATGAACCGGAGGCTCTTATCCACCTGGGCCGGGCTGGTGAACTTGATGTAGGCGGTGCCGCTGGAGTCGGGGATCGGGCCGTGGCCGCCGACCTCGAGCTTCCAGTTCGTGCCCGCGATGACGGCCTCCGCCTCCGAAACCCCGCGGAGCGACCGCGGCCGTTGCGTGCCGCCGTGCTCGTGCACGCGGGCCACGTCGGAGATCAGGGTCACGCTCGGGCCGATGACGACGGTGTGGTCGCCCTCCACCGCGAACAGGATGGAGTTGCGGAGGGCCCCCCGGCGGGTGCTCGGCGGGCTTCCCGGCTGGCTGGCTGTCTGCCGCGTCCGAATCAGCCGGCGGGCGGCGAGCCGCAGGCCCGCGCCGGCGTGGCGCAGGTTTTGAAACGCGGCCCGGCGAACGGCCTTTCGCACGGCGTCGGTGTTGTCGACCACCCGGACGGCTGTCATTCGGCGGCCCCCTGGCGGTGCGGGCGGTCGAGTCGCGACAGGATTTCCTGCTGACCGGCGGCGATCTCTTCGAGGATCTTGGTCTGCTGCACCCGGTTGTCGGTGAGCTGCTCCAGGGCGTCGGCCTGCCGCTCCTGGGTCTTGGTGGTGCTCGCCAGGAATGCCGAATGGGCGGTCACCGTCGGCACCAGAACGGAGTCGTGAAGGCGGTCGGTTGCCGCGCCGATCCACCAGAGCACGACCGACAGGATGGCCGTCGGCACGCCGACGACCTTCACGAACTGGATTCCGAGCTCAAGCCGGTCCCGTGTCTGCTGTGTCACGATCGCACCTCCTGCCGCTTCCGCCACCAGCGCACGACCAGAGCCTGAACGATCGCGGAGATCGCCCACGTCAGCAGGAACGTCGTGAGGGCAAACCCGCACCGCTCCGAATACAGGTCGAGCACCCGCCGCTCGGTTCGCTCGCGGAGCACGCGTTCGTAATCGGTGCCCTCGCCGGCCACGTCCATCTCCACGTCGTCGGGCATCTGCCCCATCGCCACCGCCGTGATGGCGTCGGCCTGGTCGCGGCCGAGGGCCGCCCGGCGGAGCGGGTGCAGGGCCAGGCGGCGCCAGACGGCGTCGCGGGCTTCGGCGAGTTCGAGGTCGGAGGGGCTGGCGTTCATCGGTGCTGGCACCTCCCGCCGGGGCACGAGCATCGCGCGGCCGCCAGCTGCGGGGCGGAGCCGGGGGCGGCCGGCACTGCGGCCAGGAAAAGCCGGAGCCGCGTCGAGCAGCTGCCGGCCGTGAGCCCGCGGGCCTCGCCGAACAGCACGCCGGCCAGTTCGCCGGCCGCGTTGAACATCGGGCCGCCGCTGTCGCCGTGGCGGGCCGTGGCCCGGCATTCGACGAACTCCTTCGGGTGGGCGGGGCTCGGCGACAGGTATTCGGTGACCACGCCGGTTTGCTCGAGGTAGCGGCCCTCCATGCCGAAGCCGGCGATTGTTAGGCGGTCGCCGAGCCGCGGGGCCTGCGCGGCGATCTGCACCGGATAGGCGTCGGGCCGCGGAACGGCGATGGCGGCCAGATCCCAGGCGTCGTCCCACGCGAGCACGCGGCCGGGCGTTTGCGAGCCGTCGGGCCATGCCACCTTTACGTCGTGGCGCTTGTCGCGGACGACGTGCCAGTTGGTGAGCACGATTCCGGTCGTGCCGCTTACCCGCACGAGCACACCCGAACCCATGTCGAGCGACGGGCCCGCGTGGCCGGCGGTCACCCTGGCGACGACTGGCCGGGGGCGGCCGACCGTGCGCTCGGATGGCCGGGGCTCGACGCCGGCCGGGTCGGGGGCCGCCGCGGCGAACACGGGCTCCACGGCCGGGGCCGGAACGGGATCGGGCACCGTGCCAGTGCCCTCGCACGCCGGGCACGGCATCAGGATCGGCGGCTCGCCGCAGACCCGGCGGCCGTCGCAGCTGCCGCACTCGGCGCCGCCGGTGTCGGACGCGATCAGGATGATGAGGATCGACGCGAGGAGTTTCATCGTGTCACCCGGCCGCTGGCCGGCTCCAATCGTCGGGGAGGGTCACGGACGCGATCGCAAACGATCCACGCCATGCGGAGCGAGCCGTTCGCTCGGAGTCGTATCTGGTGATCGTGTAGGAGTCCGGATAGGCCATGAGCCGCTCGTCGGCGATCCACTGGCACCACGGCACCGCGTGGCCGTTGCGGCCGACCGACACCGCGTAGCCGTGGAGCACCAGGCAGACCGCTTGCTCATAGGACGCCGGGAAGATGACTTCCAAGGGCCGGAAGTTTTTCGCCGTCTCGCGCCACCCCTCCGGGAACCGGCCGAGCGACACCCACGGGCCGGCCGATTGGTTGGAGTTGCCGCCGCCGCTGGTGCCCGTGAGCGCGTGGGCGAAGCCGTAGTCGGCCGGCTGGAGCGTTTCGGGCAGGAAGCCGCGACGCACCGCGATCTCGAGCACGGCCCGCACATTCGCGCCGCCCCACTTCGACGGGTTGGCCTCCGCATAGATGCTGAGTGGCGAAACCCAAACCGAACCGAACCGGCTCGACTCCGCGTAGCGGGCGTCGGCCTGCGGCCCATTGGGGTAGATCACGCCGCGGGCGCGGTTGCGGGCGGCCTCGAAGTTGGCCCGCAGCGAGTGGCAAGTGCACTCATGCGTGCCCGGGCGGCCGTTCCCCGGCCCCTGGTTGGTGTAGCGGTCGAGGAAGTTCATCGCCCACGTCTTGGCCGCATCGTTCTCGCGGGCTTTCGCTTCCCAATCACGCGGTTCGATCCACAGGGCATCCGGGAACTCGCGGGCCGCAGACCCGCACACGTCGCGGAGGGCGTCGTCGGTGTCTTCCGCGGCCAGGTGGTCGGGATAGCCGTCGTGCTGCTGGATCGGAAAAACGTCGATCAGGCTCGGGTCGATCATTCCACGGCCCTCCCGATCTCGTCGGCGGTGGTCGGGGCGGCCACGATCGAAAGCACCGCGGAGCCCGACAGCACCACCAGGGCGGGCAGACCCTTGGCCTTGGCGGCATCGACGGCCGGCTGATACTGGGCGGGCACCTTGTCGGCCCCGTTGACCGTGTCCACCTCGAAGAGCGTGGCCACGACCGACCGCTCGCGGTTGAGCTTGTCGAGCCCAACGGTCACGCCGGCCGGGATGGCCGCGTCGCTCTTTTCATACACGTAGACCGCGGCGCTCGCCTTGGCCGGCACGACGGGCACGACGGGCACGACGGGCACGACCGTTGTCGGCCGGGTCCAGACGGGGATCGTCGGCATCGGCGGTAGGCCGATGAGCAGCACGAGCCCGGCGGTGAGGAGGAACACGGCCCGGATCACGGCGTGGAGCCCTCCGGCTTCAGAAGCTCGGCATGCAGCTGGAGCGCAATCTGCACCGCGGGGGTTTTGCCCTGGGTGCGGAGCCGCGTCGCGAGGTCCGAGACGATCCGCACGTCGTCGGTGGGCACTTTGGCGCCGCCGCCGGGCCGCGGCACGAACTTGGTGGCGGCGCGGACGGCCAGCACCACGCCCGAGATCAGGCACGCAGCGGCGACGACGATTTGGAGGACGGTGAAGAGGTTCATCGGGTGCCCTCCGCGGCGGCAGCTGCGGCGGCGGCCGCCTCGCCGAACGACACCACGAACCGCACCAGGGACTCGCCCTCGGGGGTTTTGAGAATCGCGGCGATGTGGTCGACCAGCTGGTCGTCGAGCTTGGTCTCGGTCTTCGACGCCAGCCATTCGGCCAGGTCGGCGAAGATGAGCGACCGCTTCGCGGCGTCGGGCTCCGCGAGCCACCGCTGCCCGAAACCGAGCACGGGCATCCATTGGTTGACCAGCCGGATCTGCTCGACGATCGACGTGATTGGGGGCATGGGGGCTTCCTTGGGGTTATCTGTGGAGCGTGTAGGTGAAGGTCACCACCGACGTGAAAAGCCGCTTCTCGGTGAGGTGGGCGGGCGAGAAAATGGCCTTGTTCTCCGCGCGGGTGAAACTCGCGGACGGAAACGCGGCGAGGCGACGGGCGGCCATCACGGCATCGATTATTTCTTGCGTCAGGTGCATGAGCGGATCGACCGAAGCCGGATCGGTGCCGGCCACCTTCCGCTGCACCGCGACGTCGACGGAAACGGAGTGATTCGTTCGCGCGCGGTCGAGGTTCGTCATGGCGTTCCCCTCCGGCACGACCGTCACGCGGACGCCGTCCATTTCTTTGAGGTCGAACGCCGGCGCGTAGTCGCGTTTCAGCGACACCGGGAGCGAGAACGTGGCGGCCTCGAGCTGCTCCAGAACCGCGTCGGCGATGTCGACGATGACGCTGGGCATCAGGCACCGCTCCCGATCTGGCGGGTGTGAATCCGGATCGTCTGGCGGAACGCGTCGGCGTATTTCCAGTGCTGGCCCTGGCTCCCGAGCGGCAGCACCTCATACACGTAGACCGTGCCGTTCTGGAGCTCCTCCACCCGGTCGCCGACCTCCGGGAGCGTCTCGACGCCGTCGATGGCCAGGTCGCACATTCGCACGAGGTAGTCGCGGGCCTCCGACCGGACCACGATGCCGTAGCCGTCGTCTTGCTGGTATTCCGTGCGGCCGATGGTGGCGAGCAGCTCGACCGATCGATCGCCACGGCGGTAGGTCACCGGGCTGGTCGCGTAGTCGTGCCGCTGACGGCCGAGCCAATCGGAGGTGGTGCGGAAGAGGTTGGTCATAGCGTCGCCGCCTCGCGGAACGCCTGGTCGAGCGTGGCGTCGTCAAGCCCGAGCACAGGCCCGAGGGCGGCGAGCCAGGCCGACGAGCGGACGACCTCGAGCCCGTATTCCCACTGGACGCGGACGGTGTCCCGGGTCTGCTGATCCGCGATGGATTCGATCGCGGCGTCGATGTCGGTGAGCGCGATCCCGTTCCGCACGAGCCACAGGCGGGCCTGCATCGGGGAGATCGACTCGGGGACGGGGCTCGTGTCGGTGGCCATGGTCCAGCCTGCCGGCAGCTCGTCGTCGTGGATGGCCGTGCATCCTTCCGGTGGCGTCCAGCCAGCCGGCACGTCGAGGCGAACGAACGTCTCGACCTCGCCGGCCGCGTTGACGATCGCGAGCGATGTTGCGTTGCTGCCCATGTTCAATACCAGACCGTGATCCGAACGTATCCGTCGGCGCCGTTTCCGCCGGCCCCGGAGGCGAACCCGTTGACGCATGCGCCGCCACCACATCCGCCGTCGCCATAGGTCGGCCCGTTCGACCCCGCTCCTCCGGCGGCCGACGCCGACGAGGTTCCACCGTTGCCGGCCGGACGAGATGTAATTAAGACGTTAGATAGGCCGGTTCCCTCGGGGCTCTGGACGCCTGCGGCGAGGGCTACGTTCGCGGTCGAAACACCTGCGCCAGCAGCACCGCCGCAGCCGCCGAACCCTGCCGGCGGGAAAGCGCCACCGGATGTAGCAGTCGCCGACCCGCTTCCTCCAGTCGATCCCCTGAATGTGGTCGGGCTGATGGTGTTCTGGAAACCTCCAGCGGCCGCTGTGTCGCTTCCTCCTGCGCCTTGATTCCCGCCCCAGGCGATCACCGAGCCAGACCCAGCGGCTACGGTAGTCGTGCCTCCGGCTGCTCCGCCGTTGCCGTTGGTGTTGTCGGAAGACGCCGAGGCCCCGCCGGCCCCGCCTGCCGGCACGGTGATAGAGAGCGTCCCTGGAAGGAGCGAGGCGACGATGGTCGCGATGGTCGCCGAGCCGCCGCCGCCACCGCCGCCGCCGAATCTGGCGCTCCCGGCCGCGCCGCGGCGACCGGAGCCGCCGCCGCCGCCCGACCCGACCGCAAGAATCTCCACGACTTTCGCGCCCGCCGGCAGGGTCCAGGAATAGCTTCCGTTCGATCCGGTGGCGCTCGCGGGCCTCGTCGTCCGCGTGAACTCGAATACGTCGACCTTCGTGACCGCTACCGCGCCGGTGTTCCCATCGACGCTGGTCACCGGAGCCGCGGCCCAGGCACCGTCGCCGCGGAGGAACGTCGAGGCCGACGCCGTGCCGGTGGCCGAGACCTTCGCGACCGTGACGGCCGCCGCGGCGATCTTGGCCGTCGTGACCGCTGAGTCGGCGAGGTCGGCCGTCACGATAGCCCCGGCCGCGATCGTTGGGTTGGGGTAGGTGCCGGTCAGGTCGCCGCCGGCGGCCCCCGACGGGGCTCGTGAATCAGAGAGCCGCGAATCGTTCCCGACGCAAAACGTGTTGGCTCCGGTGCCGAAAGACCCAGCCGCCAGGACGCCGGAGGTAGTCGTGATGATCGGAAGGTTCGCGGTCGTGCCGATCGACCCCGCGTTGGTCAGGTTTCCGTGGGTGTGTGTCGGCGGTGAAAACCTGCCCGTAGCGATACTGTATGTGTATGGCAGTCCGCCTTCGGATATGTCGGCCGCCAACTGATCGAGAATGGAGAAGTTTGCGGTGCTGCCAACGACTTGAACTGAGGAGATCGTGAGCGCGGCGCTTCCGCCGATCGCGTGACTGCCCGCGTGGGTCGACGGCGCGAACGTCGAGGGCTTGTCAGTGATGCCGGCCCAGGTCGTCGTGCCGGCTGGCCCGGCTGGCCCTGCGGCCCCTGTCGGGCCTGCCGGCCCGGTCGCCCCTGCGGGGCCCGTTGCCCCGGCTGGACCCTGCGCCCCTGCCGCCCCGGCGGGGCCTGCGGGCCCGACGCCGCCCGAGACAACCTCCACGAAGATCTCGGCGCCAGCCTGGGCGCAGTCGGCCGACACGACGATGTCGTCGCCAGCCTGCACGATGACTTCGCAATCGCTACTCACAGGCTCACCGCCTCACGCAAACGACTCGACCGATGAAGATGGTCCGCTTCTTGTCGCCCGGGGCCGTCCACCGGAACGACCACCGCGGGCCGGTGGCCGCCGACAGGGCCGTGGTTTGCGACCGCGTCAGCGACAGGCTGTATCGCGTCGACGCCACGCCGCTGATCGTCAGGTACTCCGTCGAGATCGCGAACGTCTGGAGCACCGTGCCGGTCGCGCTGATGACGTCGGCCTCGACCGCATAGCCCGTCAGGTTGCCCTGAAACGTCAGCCGGAGCGGGAAGTCGTCGCCGGCCACGAACTCGAGGCGCATCGTCCGCGCCCGCTGGCCGACCGAAACGACGGATTGATCGCAGCACGGCACCGCTCACCTCGTCGCTCGGGGAAGGGCTCACCAGGGCGGGGCAGGGGGCCGCGCCGAGCTTGGGCATGCGCGGCCCCCTGCTTCCGAATGTCAGGCCGCGATCAGGCCGGGCAGAGCCGCACGCGGGCTTTGAGCTGGCCGGAGGTCTTGGCCACGGCGGCACGGCCGATCAACACGTCGGTGTTGGTCGTCGTGATGAGGCCCGAGCCGGCGTTCCAGTAGAGGAGCGCCCCGGCTGAGAACGTCGTGCCGCTGGCACAGTTGATGTCGAACACGCCCTGGACGTGGAGCGTGCCGGCGGCGCCGTTGGCGACCGGCACCTTCGTGCATCCGATCTGCGTGCCCTGCACGACCACCGCGCCGCCAGCAAGGTCGCTACCAGCGGTGAAGTCGATCGTATCCGGGCCCGAAACGTAGTCCGCGACTGCCATGGGAAGATCCTTCTTTCTGAGGTGTTGGGAATGGGTTGAAGGTCAGCCGATCAGGGGGCTCAGGCAGCGCCCTTGCTCTTCACCCCGGCGCGGTACTCGCCCAGGGCCACGCCGAAGTCGTAGAACACCCGCCACGACACGCCGAGCGTTTCGGGGCTGGCGTCCATGCCGAAGAACTCGACGGTCGGGGTTTCCAGCCCGCCGAGATAGGCGATTTCGAGCGCGGCCACGTCGGCGGGATCGCCGAGGAGATACCACGCGGTCGAGCTCGCCCCCGACAGCGTCGAGTTGGAGAGCCACGGCGACACGTAGGGGGTGAACGAACCCTGCCAGACGTTCTCGTTCGGGGTCTTCGACGACGTGGGGCCGAGCAGGTACTTCGAGTTCATGAGGGCCTTGGCGGTCTCCTCGAGGGCCGTCGGCACGACGAGGATCTTCGGCTCGACCATGATCGGCAGGCCGTCCGGGCCGACCTGGTCGCGGAACAGCTGCACCGCGGTCGAGAGGCTGGACGACTGGAGGTTCGTCGAGGCACCCTCGAAGTAGTTGCCCCGGGCGGTCGTGAAGAAGCTCGATCCGGCACCCGTGGCGTTGAGGGCCGTGAAGAGCACCTTCTCGCGGCTGTGCATCGCCTTGCGGCCGAGCGCCTGGGAGTTGTCGGCGAAGGCGTTCAGGTCGTCGTTGATGAGATCCTGCCGGGTGATGCTCAGCACCGCACCGCGAGTCTGCACCTGGCGGGTGCGCGACTCTTCGGCCATCCGGAGATGCTTCAGCTCACCGTCCTTGCCGACGAGCTGGAGCTCGCCGTTGAGGGCGAGGCTATAGACGGTGTTGGGCTGGAAGTTGTTGTGGGACTTCTTCGCGGCGATCGCGGCCGCCACGCTCGGAGCCGTCTGGAACGCGGTCTGGATCGCCTTGTTGGCGACGTTGCCCACGATCCCCGAGAGCTCGCTCGTGGAGAACGCGGCCTTGATCCACGGCAGGGTGCCGGGATCGGCGTCGATCGACACGCCCTTGGAGGCGGCGATCTGCTCGGCGTGCCACCGCAGGCCACGCCGGCGGAGCTTGCTGGCCCGGTCGAGCGTTTCCTCGGTGTAGCTGTTCTCGACGTTGAGGCCGGCGGCCATGCACAGGCTCGCCTCGATGATCTTCTCGTTCACGGTGCTCTCCTTGGAGTGGATGGCCGGCAGGGCGGGCCGCGAAGCGCGGATCACCTCGAGCTCGACCTTGTTCTTGTCCCAGCCCTCGGCGATGGCCTTGGCGGCGATCGAGGAGTGCTTTTCGCCGCAGGTGGCCTGGATCATGCCGATGCGCTCGGCTTCGGCCGCCGCCTGGGCGCGGATGGTCGCCACGGTGCTGGCGGCGATGGCCGCGTCACCAGCGGAAGCCGCGACGGGCTCGCGCGGGGGAGTGTCGGTGGCGGCCGGCGGCGGGGTCTCCGTCACGTCGTCGTAGGCGACCTGGAGCGCGGTGATCTGATCCGGCGTCAGGTCCGCGTACACGAAACCGAGCGATTCGACCCAAGCCTGGAAGTCCATGTTGCCCTCGTTGTTGGCGGCCGCAGCCGCGATGGAAACGGTCGTGGAAGCGTCCGCCCCGTTGGGCAGAATCGCGATATGGCGAAGACGGGTGGCCCGGAACAGCAGGAAGCCGGCCGGGCCGGCGGTGATGTCGCGGCCGTTGACGGTGACGGTCTGCCCCGGGCGAACTCGGGTCGGGGGCTCCGTGGGCTCGGCGCCGATCGACGCCTGGAGCGGCACCCCCTCGCTCGCCAGGCGGATGGCCGTGGCCGCGATCGCGTTGGTGCGGGAGATCCGGCCGGTGGCCGTGAGCCGCTGGCCGTCGACGGCCTGGACGGTGGCGGAGCCCAGCGTTGCCGCCAGGGTGTTGGTGTGGCCGTCGAGCAGCACGACAGGGCCGTCGGCCTCGACGCCGGCGACATCGCACACGAGCGGGCCGATGCCGGTCACCGACATGACGCCGCCGTTGTAGGCCTCGATGCTGACTGCCACCGGGGCGTCGGGGTCGGCCTGGGCCGCCTCGATCTGCAGGATCGCAGCGGCGTTCAGCACGAACGGCTGCGACGCTGCCGCGAGGATCATTCGGTGACGGCGTCGGCGGGCGCGGCGATCCATCATCGGCCTCCCCCGGCCGGAACGGCCGCTTGTTCAGCGAGATCGGACAGGGCCCCGGCACGGCTGGCGGCCGTGGTGACGGCGGTCGAGTCGGGCAGCGCGAGCCCGAGCTCGCCGAGCAGGGCACGCTCGCGATGGATCTGCCGCATGCCGGCCTCCCAGTCTTTGCCGCGGTTCGCCCACTCCTCAGCCAGCGAGGTCGTGAGGTTCGCGAGCCGGGTGGCCTGGGCGTTGGCCTCCTTGTTCGGGTCGACGTGCTCGCGCCCCTCCCAAATCCACTGGTGGGTGCACTCGGCCAGCGGCGGGAACCCGTCGGGGATCACGCCCGGCTCGCGGGCGGCTTCGTCGAGCCACGCGGCGAAGATGCGGTCGATGACCTCCTCCTCGACTTCGGAGTGGTCGACATGCTGAGCCCGGCCGAACATCTGGTTATCGAGCCGGCCGGAAGCGTAGTTGTAGGCCGACGAGTTGCCCCGGGCGATGTTCGAGGGCACGTTTTCGCAGCGGGCCGCCTCGTCGATGAGCTCCGCCTTGAACTCTGAGTAGGTCGTCGTCGGCTGCTCCGCCTTCAGCTGCTCGAGGCGGTAGCCGCCGGGGAGCGTGGTGAACATGTTCCGCTCGAACTCGACGGCCTCGAACGCCTCGCCCTCGACCGATTCGCCATCGTCGGGGGCGCCGTCCGTGTAGAGCACCCCGGCCTGCATCGCGGCGGCTTCGGCGGCGCCGAGCACGGCCAGGGTGTAGCGGCGGAGCTTCGAGAAGAGCGGCAGGGCCGGGGCGATGATCGACACGCCGCGTTTCTGGCCGGGCCGCTCCAGGCGGAACCAGTGGATCACGTAGGCCGCATCGACCTCGTCCACCTCCATGCTGTGCAGCACGTCGCCCGGGTGGGTGCGGAGGATGTGGTAGGTCTCGGGGTTGCCGAACGCGTCGAACACGATCCCGTCGACGGCGTTTTCGTTGACGAGCCCGGGGGTCGTGACCTGGTCGGCCTCGACCAGCCGCAGATCGAGCTTGATCGGGTGGTTGATCTTGGGGTTCGACACGAGCACGGCGAAGGCCTCGCCGTCGCGGCTCAGGCATTGCCGCATGCACCGCAGCTTCCGGGCGAGCTTCGCGGCCTTGGCCCACGATTCCCACTGCCGTTCAATGGGGGCCGCGTCGAAGCCCTCGGGGGCCGCGACCTGGAGCGTCGGGCCGGTGCCGATCAGGTCGTTGGCGACCGTGCGCACCAGGCCGGCGGCATAGCAGTTGTTGGCCACCTCATACCGGGCGCGGCTGCGGATCGTCTGCCGCACCAAGGGCGACATCGACGCGTTGGCGCTCAGCTGGTCGGCGGCCGCCCAGTGCTTCCGGTTGTCATCGGTCGTGCGGGCGGCATCGTAGCCGGCACGGATCACCCGCACGGCCTGCCGCACCACGCGGCGCGGAGCCGAGAAAGCGCCGAGGATGGTGGCGAACAGCCCCATCAGACGGCCCCCGGGGGAATGATCCGCGTGAATCGCATTCCGCGGTGGGGCTTGGCCTGGGCCCTTTTGCTGGCGAGGTAGCGGTCGGCCGCGATCTGGTCCTGGATCGCGTGTTGCTCGAAAGAACCTTGGTCGCCCGTGGCCTTTGCAGGCCCGGATGCGTTCTCGCGGATCGCGTTGGTGATGGTCTCGTCGGGCACGCGCCGTACCTCTGGAGTTGATGTCTCCACAGAGAATCAACGCAATTGGCGCGCGAAGTGACGGCGCGAATCCGCGGATTTCCGAAAAAGTGCCATATGTGGCACTGAGCCGGCCCGGGGCTGGGCGTATCAGCCAGTTTTGGCACTCACGGCATCCGCCGCTTCACTCCCGCTTTGGTGGTCGACTCGTGGGTCGTGAGTCGCCGTCCGCAGTTGCGGCACTCCTTGTAGCGCCGCACCATGCCCTCGCGCACGCGCCGGGTGTGGGTGGTCCGGAGATCCTGGCATCCGCACCCCCGGCAGCGGATCCCGACATCGTCTGCCGCGCTCATGCCGTCCCCCGTTTCCTCGCTTGGAGTTCTGCGAACGACACCCGCTTCCGCTTCGCGCCCCGAAACCCTTCGGCCCCCGCCAGCCGCACGCCGAGCATCGACGCCGCCACGGCGCAGCCGGTGAGGCAGTCGAGGAAGTGGTTATCGGGCTTCCCGGGCCGCTCCTTCCACTCGTCGACCGTCCGCCCCTTGGCCGTGTTGGTCACGCGCGTTTCGGCCGTCAGCTGGTCGGCGAGCATCCGGTGCCACTCGGGCTTGTCGCCGAAGAGCGACAGGCTCCCGGCGTCACCTCGAGGAACGGCGAGCCGCGCGTGCACGAACGACTTCCAGTAGTTCACGTCCATCTCGACGTTGCGGATGATGCGTTTTTTTGCCGTGGCCTGGACGCGCCAGTAGTGCCCCACCAGGTCGCCGGGCTTCTTCGCGTACATGGCAAACGGCGTTTGCGACGCCTTCACGCCGTAGCCTCGCGATGGCATCACGATGCCGTGGAGGCCCGACTCGTGGCAGAACTGGTAGACCGCGTCGGGCAGATACCCGGCGTCGACGATCGCCCGCTCGATGCTCATCACCGAACCGTCCTCCCGCTTCCACTCGCGGGCGAACTGCTCCTGGTGCAGCATCCGGAGCCCCTCCATCAATCGCCCTTCGGGGCTCTTGGCCTTGGTGACATCCGACAGCCGCTTCGTGATCTCGCGGAGCGTGAAATACATCCGCCGCTGATCGGGGAAACATCCGTAGTCGACCACGTAGCCCGTGAAGGTTTCGTCCCACGCGCACACCATCCAGTACAGCGCTTCGCCCTGGCAGTCGGTGAACATCGTGAGCCGCGTGCACCCCAGCGGGATCGTGCCGCGTTTCTTGCCGCTGAGTTTCTCGGCGATCTCCTGGGCGCTCAGGTCGGTGGCCTCGACCTGCACCTCCGGGATCGGTTCGTTCTGGTACTCGGCCGCGAATGCCCCCTCGCCGCGGTCGATGCGGATATTCCATGCGTGCTGGATGGCGGAAAGCTCGTCGTCGTGCTTCCGCTCCGGCCATGCGACCTCCGCCCCTTCGTCCATCGCGGTGCGGTTTTTGCGATAGAACGCGTCGGCGGCCCCCGTGCCGGTCCCGTCGCGCTGCCCCTTTCGCCGCAGCTCGGCGTATTGTTCCCACAGCTCGACGTTGGTCGGCCACGCGTAGACGAGTTTCATCCGCTGGCCCTGCCATGCCGGATGCCGCTTCCGGTCGAGCAGCCGTTCGGCCAGGTCGTCGGGGCTGACCACCGTCACCGTCGCAAGCCCGGCGATCCGCACGTTGGGGCCGGCGAGCCCGAGGATCGCCCCTTTTAGCACCCGCTCCCGGTCGGCGACCTGCTTGGGGCTTCTCGCGGAGTCGTCCGTTTGCGGGTCGTCGATCAGCACGAGCGAGGGGCGGATCGTCTTCCCGTCTCGCGGCCGCTTCGCCTTCATGCCGCGGACGGCTCCGGTGATGCCGGCGACCTTGATGATTCCGCCCGATGCGTCCGACCCCGGAATCGTCGGCAGGCGGATCTCGCGATCTTTCCAGATGATGTACGTCGCCTTGGCCTGGAATGTCTGCCCTCGCGCGCGGTTGTTGATCCGTTCCATTTTGACGATCGGGAACACGATCTCGGGAAAGTCGGCGAGGAGAAGGTCGTTCGTTTCGTATTCGGTTTTGAGCGAGTCGAGCATGCCGGCCGCGTGATCCTCGGTGGATCCGATGATGGCCGTGAAGTCTCGGTGCCCGTAGTTTTTCGCCCACTCGGCGGCCACTTCGACGATGCTCGTTTTTCCGCTCCCGCGGGGCATTGCGAATGCCAACAGCTCGCCGTCGAGCACGGCGGCCTCCACCGCCCTCAGCACCTTCAAGTGGTCGGCAGACCATTTCAACGAGAATGTCGCGGAGTGGTACGTTTCGCAATACAGCTTGAAGTTCCGCCGACAGGCATCACGCCGCTTTTGGTTTTCGACCGGCGGCAGCTCGCCGATGTCGCGGCCTGATTTACTGGCGGCCTTGTCGCGTGCCGCCTCTCGTTGGCGTCGCGTGTTGTGCCGCTTGGCTGACTTGTCTACCCGCGCCGAGCCGTTCCCGCCGAACAGCGTCACAGGCCGATCTCCGTGATGTTTTTCAGCACCTTCCGGGCGCCGTCGAAGTCGCCGACTTCGAGCATCCTGCGATACAGCTCACGGTAGGACACGAGCACCCAGCCGCGGAGGGCGTCGGAATCGGGCGTGCCCTCGCTTGCAAGGTGGGCGCGCACCAGTGCCATTGTCTCGCGATGGTCGGTGGTGGGGTACTTTGCGCGGAGCGCTTCGAGAACGTCGTGCTCGCTCGCGCCGCTTATCAGCCATTGGATGACGGCGATCGGCGGCGGCGGCGCTGGTTCATCCGTGCTTGTGCCACCATGCGGTTGCGTTGGTGTGACTTCCGTCAGCGATGTTTCGCTTTTGCGTTTTCCAGACATCGTCCATCGCCTCCATGAGAAACGCCGCGAGCTCCGGGTCGTGGGCGACCGTGAAGTCTTCGAGCCGCGGGTTATGGTTTAGGTTCATGCTCGTCCGTGAGACAACCTGCCACCGTTCGTTCCGAATCACCGAAAACTTCGCGTGTGTTCGCGTGACGCGGATTGCGTCTGGTCCGAAAGCCTCCCGGATTCTGGCGGCCAGCTGCGGGGCGCGGCGGACGAACGTCACGTCGACCAGCCACCGGGCCGCGGTGAGTTTTCCGGATGCGATCATGTCGAGCATTTTTGACACGTCCGTGTTGGCGGCAGTCCAGGTCGATACGTGGAGCTCCGCGGGCCCAGTGATCTCGACAATCGCCTGGATCATGTCGGTCAGGGAAAACTGGCCTTTGGTGAGTCCGAAGATCTCGCGGCCGTCGAGGTTCAGCGACGACACCGCGGCCGCCGCGGATTCGGCTCGGCGAAGATCGTGGATTTCTCGTTTCCGCTCGCGCACTAGGGCGACATGCCCGCGGCGGATCACGTCTGGATCGACGACGGGTTCGTGCTTGTCGAATAGTAGCGGGTTCTGGCGAAGCGGCGGCACGTCTGGCATGGTGGTATCCGTGTGGAAACTAGGTGTCTCGGGGGTCGTTTCGCGGCTGGTAGGATTCGGCATCGCTCCGCAGCACCAGGAACACGCCGTCGACCTCGACGTGCTTGATTCGGTTTTCGTGGATAAGCCGGCGAATGTAGGCCCGCGTCACGCCGGCCAGCTTTGCGGCGGTTCCGACTCGCACGTAACGGGCAGGATCGATCTTCACGACGCGGCCCAGTAGTCGCAGGAAATCTTCAGCGCCACGTCCCACGCGTAGCCGTAGGTCCGCTGGAGGTGGCGAGCCTCATCGATCCCGCTTTCCCAAAACCCGCTTCGTCGCAGCTTGCGCAGCAACTCCGCCACCTTTTTTTCGATCCATTCGTTTGGGGAGCGAGTGGTTTCGCCGTCAGTTTCAGTCCGGTTCGTCGCCATCGTGCTTTCCTTTCGTGGTACGTACATCGTATCCGAATGGATACTATACGTCAACCGGATTCCGATGGTTCGATCGGATTTTTTGGGGTGGGCCAAGTCTCTGCCGACGGGAGGG